ACGAACTTCTCAAATTCCGTAGAAGGTGTAAATCCGGAAAATGTGAACAAAGCCGCAGAAGCCGGAAAAGCATTAGCAGATATGGCAAATGCAATACCAAATACTGGAGGCGCTATAGCTAAAGTTATAGGCGACAATACAACTGATGATTTTGGTATACAGCTTGAAGCATTTGGAACATCTTTAACGAACTTCTCAAATTCCGTAGAAGGTGTAAATCCGGAAAATGTGAACAAAGCCGCAGAAGCCGGAAAAGCATTAGCAGATATGGCAAATGCAATACCAAATACTGGAGGCGCTATAGCTAAAGTTATAGGCGACAATACAACTGATGATTTTGGTATACAGCTTGAAGCATTTGGAACATCTTTAACGAACTTCTCAAATTCTGTGGCAAACGTAAATCCAGAGAATATCAACAAAGCTGTTGTTACAGGAAAAGCGTTATCTGACTTAGCCAACAGTTTACCGGAGACAGAAGGTTTCTTTAGTAAGATAGCAGATTTCGGTACATTCGGAGATGATTTGTCATGGTTTGGATCATGTTTAGTAAACTATTCTACTTCTGTAGCAGAAATCAATACTGATAAGATCTTGGAAATCAATAAAGCAATAAGATCATTGATCCTTTTATCCAATGATATTTCAGCTGATGGATGCAATGGTCTGACTACATTTGGAAAGTCATTATCAAAAATCGCTAAAAATGGATTAAGCAGTTTTGTAACAGCTTTTAGTGATGCCAAAGATCAGATCATTAACACAGGAAGTCAAATGATTACTGATTTCATAATTGGGGTGGAAGCAAAGCATCCAGATTCGAATGCCGAATTTAGAACGGTCGCACAGTCAGCGGTAGATACAATCAGAACATATCATGCTAGTTTCAGTCTTGCTGGAGCATATTTAGTTGATGGATTTGTCAACGGAATCAGCGCCAATACATACAAAGCGGCTGCACAGGCTAAAGCAATGGCTTCGGCGGCAGTTGTGGCTGCAACAAAAGAGCTGGATGAACATTCTCCGTCAAAAGTATTTTATGGAATTGGCGATTTTGCAGGTAAAGGTTTTATAAATGCACTTGCTGATTATACAGATAAAGCAGAATATGCAGGACAAAATGTTGCTAAATCTGCTGTTAACGGTTCGCGGAATGCAATTGGAAAGATTGTAGATGTATTAAACAATGGAATAGATACTGAACCAACAATTCGACCTGTTGTAGATTTATCGGATGTGACAAAAAGTGTTTCAGATTTGAATACCTTATTCAGTTATGAACAGGCTATGTCATTAGGAAGTCAGATAGAAGTAACACGTAAGGCGAAAATTCAAAATGGAAATGCAAACGACATAATTTCTGCGATTGATAAGCTTGATGCATCATTAAGCAGATTCAGAGGAGATACTTATAATCTGAATGGTATTACGTATGATGATGGAAGCGTAGTTGCAGAAGCAATCAAGACTCTTGTTAGGGCTACAATAGTGGAAGGGAGAATATAAAACATGGCAAATAAAAAATGTAAGAACGTGACATGTGGTATCCAATCGGGTACCACTAATGTTTTATATTTTACATGGGTATGGAATGGATATATACCAAGTACTCATAAGGACTGGAGTAAAAATAAAACCACTAAAGACTTTAAATACCAGATTCAGTATACAACGGGTGATGGTGTGTGGTTTTGGGGAGAAAATGGCTCGACAATTGCAAATAATGTTCGTAATCTTACATATTCAATTCCCTCTAATGCAAAGAAAATACGATTCAGGATTAAACCGGAGTCGAATACATACAAGAATAATAATGTAGATACAGCATGGTATACATCTGAATATACAGCATGGAAAGAATATAAAGTCGTCGTAGACAAAACGCCAGCAACACCAAGTACACCAACTTTGAGTGTAAGTGGAAATCTTCTTACAATGGAATTAGATACATACGATGAGAATACGAAGTCGGTGTATTTCTATGTTGTGAAAAATGATACGAAACGATATGGCGAATATTCAGCAGATGTAGTTAAAAACCATGTAAGTATGACGATTGCAGTAGATGCTGGTGCAGAATACAAAGCAAAGGCATGTGGAAGCAATCAAAAAAATGATCATATGGGTTCTTTTGAGACTGGAGAGTGGTCTGAGTATTCATCGAATGTGTCTCCGTGTCCGAACACACCAAGCTGGATATCTTATTATGCCAAAACATCAACAGAAGTAAAGCTTGACTGGACACATTCTAAGGGAGCAACGAGTTTTGAGGTGCAGTATACAGAGTATCAAAGATACTTCGATAGTTCCGGAAATGTTACATCACTTACAGTTAATGAAGAATCTGATTATAGTCATGCCGAGGTCTCTGGTCTTGAAACAGGAACAAAATATTTCTTTAGGGTCAGGGCAAAGAATGACGCCGGTTATTCCAGTTGGTCTGAGATTGTATCTGTAATTGTTGGAGAGGTACCGGATGCACCAACAACTTGGGCAGATGCATACACAGCAGAGGTTACACATTCGCCTGTTTTATATTGGACTCATAATTCTGGCGACAGTTCAAATGAAACAAAAGCGGAGCTGTATATTAGTATCAATGGTGTTTATGTTGGTGCGTTATACGATACAGAAAAGAAGAAACAGGGGCAAATATGCTCATTTCCTTTGAGCAATCTCGGAATGACATTTTCATCAGATACAAAAATACAGTTTAAAATACGAACCATGGGAATCCTTCAAACAAAAACAAACGGAAATGAGGCTTGGAGTCCTTGGTCCACAACAAGGACAATTCAATTGTACCAAGCGCCAACGTTGACCGCCACAATAAATGGTTTAGATGAAAATAAAAACCTTTTGGCATATCCGTTGACATTAGTATATGAATCGGGTCCAACTACACAGAAACCAATTAGCTGGTATCACGAAATAACTGCTGGCAATACATATGAAACTGTTGATGAAACAGGTCAAGTTAAAACTGTAATGAAAAACGATATTATTTGGTCTGAGTCATTCAACGCATCTGAACGATCAACAACTTTAACCATTAATCCAGCATTGACATATTTGGAAAATGGGGAAGTATACGTTGTAAAAACTGTAGTTGGAATGAATACTGGATTGTCAGCATCACATGAGCAATATTTTAAAGTATCAATGTTGGAGACAGCGATTGATATAGAAGCGGTCGTCAGTTATAACACTAAAAATTATACAACATCAATTGAAGTAGCTGTGTATGATAAGATTCAGGATAATGAGTTGGATTCTATAATTGATGAAAACGGTGAAGTAGTGTATGCAAATGGTGGGAAATTGTTGGATGATGCATTAGTTTCTATATATAGAAGAGAATTTGATGGATCATTTACTGCAATAGTAAAAAATGCTATAAACCGTGAGCATAACACTTTTATTGATCCGCATCCAGCATTAGATTATGCGCGATACAGAGTGGTTGCAAATTTAACTGGAAACGGAAGTTTTGATTTCTATGATGTGCCAGTATATCCAGTACAAGAGAAAGCAATTATTATTCAGTGGTCCGAACAGTGGCAAAACTATGTCGGAACTGAAGATTTGATTTTAGCAGAACCAAGTTGGAGTGGCTCATTGGTACGGTTACCGTATAACATTGATATATCTGACGATTTTTCAAATGATGTTAATTTGCAAAAATACATTGGTCGAAAAAGACCGGTTAGTTATTATGGAACGCAACAGGAACATACGGCAACATGGTCAGTGGATATACCAAAAGATGATGTCGAAACATTATATGCAATACGAAGGCTTGCTAATTATTTTGGAAATTGTTATGTAAGGGAACCATCTGGTACGGGATATTGGGCACAAATAAAGGTTTCATATAGTCAAACACACGCTGAATTGGTAATACCGATTTCATTTAGTATAACAAGAGTTGAAGGGGGTGCTTAAAATGCTGGATTGGACTCAGACTATGTCACAATCTTACAGATTTTATAAAGTTGATCCTGTAACATGGATGGACGGTCAGGAATTAAACCAGATTTCTGACTGTTCTATTAATTGGGATTCAACAAGTAGTACACTCGGTTCTGCATCTATAACAACTTCTGAGATACTTGAAGAATGCTACATACGAACATATATGGTAGCAATTCAAAATGGGGTAAAAGAAACGATTCCAATTGGTACGTTTTTGTATCAAATGCCATCCAATGATTATGATGGAAAGTGTCAAACAATAAAAATGAATGGTTATACGCCGTTGATGGAGTTAAAAGAAAAATCACCGTCAATCGGATATACAATAAAAAAGGGTACAAATTATATGACATTGGCAAGTGAATTGACAGCGAAAAATACAAGGGCACCTGTTATCGCCGTAGAAACAGCAAGTACCCTAAGTTCTAATTTTACAGCTGGCACAGACGATACATGGCTTACGTATCTGACAGATTTAATTGCTACAGATCATTACACATATGATGTAGATGCTTTGGGACACATTCTTTTTTCTCCTGCAATCGCTACAGAGAAAATGCAACCAGTAATGACATTTAATGATGATGAAAGATCCATCTTATTACCAGATGTTACAGTTGAAAGAGATATGTATGATATTCCAAATGTGGTTGAGGTTGTGTATTCGGAAGGTGTCAAAAAACCGATAAGTGCAATTGTTAAAAATACAGATGACAATAGTCCGGTATCAATTAGTCAAAGAGGCAGAGAAATTATTCATCGTGTTGTAAATCCGTCGTTGAGCGGTATACCGAATGAGGAATATGTGAAAGAGTATGCAAGAAATTTGCTCGCAACTTTATCAAAATTAGAATACAAAGTAACTTATACGCGTGGTTACTGTCCAGTAAGAGTTGGCGATTGTGTGTTATTGAACTATGAAAGAGCAGGTTTAAAAAACATAAAAGCCAAAGTTATCAGTCAGTCTATTAATTGCGGAATTGGATGCACAGTAGAAGAAACAGCAGTATTTGTTAATAATTTATGGGAAGGCGGTTTGTAACATGGAATTGTCAACACATTTGTTAAAATCATTTGCGAAAGTTGTAAATCAACCTTCAAAAGAGACTTCTAAAACATCAACTATATATGGCGATTTAAAAAACGATAAGAATGATTTTTACGTTAAGATCAATGGGTCAGAGGAATATATCCCTACATATACTGTTGTTAATGGACAAACTGGAGATAGAGTAGTTTGTGAAATACGAAATCATTCAGTATTAGTTACTGGAAATTTATCGTCGCCATCTGCAACGGGTGATGACGTGAAACAAGTATCAGATAAAGTTGATTTTCTTGAAGCAAATAGAATTACAACAGATTATCTCGAAGCTCATTATGCAGAAATTGATTTTGCAAACATAAATGTTGCTAATATTAAACAAGGATTTATGGAATCGCTTTTAGTATCACAGGGAATAATAGCAAATCGTGTTGTTGGTTCAGAGGTGATAGCAACAAACGTTTTAACTGGAGTGAATATCTATGCTGACGATATTGTAGCTGGAACTCTATCAGTAGACAGGCTTGTTTTTCGAGGAAGCGAACAGAGCGTAATTTATCAGTTGAATAACATAAGTGGCGCACTTCAGGCAGAGAACGTTGATACAATTAATGGTGAAGTGATTACACCAAGGACAATTGCAGCTGATCGCATTATAGCAAAAAGTATTACAGCAACTGAAATTAATGTGCAAAACTTAGTTGCTACAGGATTGATAGAAGCAAATAGACTGACTTCTAAAAATATTGTAGTAGACGATCTGTTTGCCACGGATATTACAGCAGCCGGAAGCATTAAGAGTAGTAATTACGTCTACACAAGCGGTATTTATAGTACAGCAGGTGTAAAGATGAGCATGGCAACTGGTCAGATAATCAGTAGACAATTTGCAATCGATGTATCCGGGAACACTTATTTTGCTGGACAATTATCAGCGCCAACAGGAAATATTGGCGGTTTCACAATCGGAACAAATTCTTTATATTCTGGACCTGATAACCTTGGGAGTAATAAAAAAGGTGTTTATATAGGCACAGATGGAATAAGTTCAATTGGGGATAATGGCGGAAAATATGTGCAGATAAGAAATGGAAAAATTACAGGTCATAACAGCGGCAGTATGCCTGGCACGTCTGAGGCTGTAATAGATTTGACAACGGCAAGTAGTGCAGGCAATAGAGCTTTTGGTTTGGGTGCTCAAGCTGGATTGTTATCAGTGTACGTGATTGATGAGACAGCTGTCAACTTGCCGTCCGCCAAAGGCATTATTATATCTTATGATGGTATATATACTGGCAAATATCAAAGTGGAACGTGTGTGCAAAACAAGACATTACTTTCAGTTGATGGCGATGTTGGATGCTCATTGAATTTATCAAATGCTTTATGGCTTCGTACATACAATACAGCAGGCACATTAACCAGATTGATTGGTATGAACAGTAAAGACAATGTTCATATGGGTGACTATAATGGAGACAATATATCACCAGTGTATATCCATGCAAGAGGTAAACAATACAATTTCACAGATGAAGCTTTTTGCCCAAATGTTACAAAAGATGTCACATTAGGAGGTGCAAGCAAGCTATGGAAAACTGTTTACGCAAAGACTGGAACAATTAATACCTCTGATCGGACAAAGAAGCATGACATAAAAGATTTGACAGAGGTATATGAAAAGCTGTTTCTTAAGTTACAGCCAAAGTCATTTATATTTAACGACGGCGACCGTGTACATATTGGTGCTATCTCACAGGATGTCGAAGATGCTATGCATGAGCTTGGAATGTCGGCGGAGGATTTTGCAGGATTCTGTAAGGATATTCAGTATGATTATCGGGAATATAACGACGACGGAACACCTGTAGAAGAGAGCAGATACATTATAACAGATGCCGACGGTAATCCGGTATATGATTATGCCCTGCGGTATCAGGACTTTATCTTTTTAACAATCCATATGGTGCAGAAGCTATTTATCAAAATAGAAAAAATAGAAAATGAAATGGATGCAATGAAAATGAAAATTGCTTTATAGAAAGGACTGTAGGTTCATATGAAAAAATTAGAGATTAAAACTGGAAAGCTTTATGATATGTATGTCGGTTTTCTATCGAATAATATTGTAAAACTGGAATTTTCAAGAAGAGGTGCTTTGGTTATATGCCGTAATCTTAAAAAGATTGAAACAGAGTTGTCCGAATATATTTCAGCGCGACAGAAATTAATCGAAGAGTATAAAATCGGTGATGAACCGTATATTGACCATACGAATCCCCGATATAACAAATTTATGAATGAACTTTATGCGATAAATTCTGTTGATGTTGTTCTGGATATTAATACTATTACAGAAGAAGATCTTCCGAAGAATATTAGTATCGAACAAGTCTTGTTATTGGATTCAATGCTATGCGAGAACGCAAAGGAGTGAATGTAAATGGCTAAACTCATAGAATATGATCAAGTAGAAACACTTAAAGACGAAGACGTATTTTTGATTGATGGTGAACGAGGAACAAAAACTATAGCGGCGAAAAATCTTGCAAACGATATCAAAAAAGTTAGTTTGGGCGAATCGACCGAATATACGGACGATAGATTTTCTAAACTGGATGATGCAAAACTTGATAAAACTGGAGATGCAAGTAATGTAACTAGCGATATTCAATCTGCAACGATCAGAACGAATCTTACAACTGGGGAAAAACTTGCTGTTTCATTAGGAAAAATTAAAAAATTCCTCAGTGATTTAAAAACTGTTGCTTTTACTGGAAGTTATGCAGATTTGACAGAAAAACCAACATCAATGACAGCAAATGGCGGAAATGCCGATACCGTAAATAATCACACGGTTGATACAGATGTTCCGGAGGATGCAAAGTTTACAGATACAGTATATGATACTTTTGTAAAATCTGGAACCGAAGCAAAAGTTGGTCTTGTTCCGTCACCACCGACTACTGCTGGCACAACTAAATACCTTAGGGAAGATGGAACTTGGGCTGTCCCATCGAGCTCTATACCAGATGATACAGTTACCGGTATTAAAGGAAATGTTGAAACGGAATACCGCACAGGGAAGGTGAATTTGACATCGGAAAATATCGGTGCGCTTCCTATTAGTGGAGGAAAGTTAACAGGTCAATTACAAGTTGGCGAGAAAGTTAAACTTTATACCAGCAGCGAGGGTGGAAACATTCAGATTATATCACCAGATGATATCGGTTTAAGATGGGAACTGGATGCATTCAAAGGTGATTTGAGGTTTATTTGTTTTAATAATGATGATACCGTCAAAAAAATCTGCCAGTTAACAAAAGATGGAACGCTTATCGCAAACAATGCAACACAATCAGCAGCAGGCTTAATGAGTCCGAAAGATAAGGAAAAATTGGACAATCTTTCTATCGTAAATAATAACACTACAACGGAAGCAGGGTACGCGCTTGATGCGAGGCAGGCGAATCCGAATGTGAATGGGAGTTTGGCGAAACAGATCAGTACGTTAAACAGCAGTTTAGCAAACCACTTACCATTATCCGGCGGAACAATGACTGGCACTATTATTGGACAACATAAGTTACCAGGTAGTACGGCTTCAGATTCCAATGGAATGGTTCTCGGTGTTCAGACAACAGGCAATACAGGAATTTTTAATGGTAACGGAGATGGAAATGGGGCTGACGTTGCAAATCTAATCATCAAATCATGGTACGGAGTTGGATTTGTAGACGGTTGTTCTGGTCAAGGAATGACTGTCGGAATAGATTGCAGGAGTGGAAACATTACATGCAATTCTATAACAATAAGAAATGTCGGAAGTGTGACAGATTTATTAAATTCCAAGTTATCAACGTCTGCATCCTGTAATAAAAACTGGAATTGGAGTGGTAAAAATGAAACCCCAGCCTGGATATGGGGTGGTAGCGATGGAACTAATATGTATGTCTATAATCCGACATATATCCTGGTTCAGGGAATAAGAAATAGAGTAACGAATAGAGCAATGACTATAACGGATGATAACCATGTTAGAACATATGAATCTAATGGCGTTGGAATGAACGGAGCTATCAGCCTTGGTTCTGGAAATTATAGATTTTCACAATTATACGTTACATCAAGTTCGATATCAACTTCTGATAAAAATTATAAAGATGATATTAAATCACTTACAGATAAGCATTTACAGTTTTTTATGAAATTACAGCCAGTATCATTTTTATTTAAAGATGGTACATCCGGCAGAACACATGTCGGTTTTATAGCACAGGATGTAGAGCAGGCAATGTCAGAATGTGGCTTAACAGATCTCGATTTTGCTGGATTCTGCAAAGATCAAAAAGTTGACAGTAAATTGGTTGATGGTGAAGAAGTCAACGAACCTATCTTAGATGATAATGGTAATCCAGAGTATATATATTCACTTCGTTATGAGGAGTTTATCGCATTAAACACATATGCAATTCAGAAGTTGTGGAATCATGTTGAAACATTAGAAAAGGAAAACATAGAGACGAAAAATCAGATCAAATCAATGCAGCAGGATATTGCAGAATTAAAAAAATAAAGCGCCTAAGAGCCGATTACATGACCGTGTGTTGTGTAGCCGGCTCTTTTGAATAACAAGCCTTCGGGCAGAAAGAGAGGAAAAAAGAAAATGAAAGAATTTGACAAAGTAAACGTGATTTATGGAGTAATTGCCACGATGGGGGTGGCACTGTTCGGGAAGTACTGGTTCCTGTTTTTTGGATTTCTGGTATTAAATGCGGTTGATTACATTACCGGATACTGCAAGGCGAAGTTCTACAAAAAGAACGAGTCCAGTGCGATCGGTGCAAAAGGAATCTTTAAAAAAGTGTGGTACTGGATTGTAATTGGTATGGCATTTTTTGTTTCAATGAGTTTTGTACATATGGGGGAGATCATCGGCATTAATCTTTCGTTTGTGCAGCTCTTCGGATGGTTCACGCTGGCAACATATTTGATTAATGAAATCCGTAGCATCTTGGAAAACCTGGTAGAAATGAATGTGAAGGTACCGCAGTTTTTAATTGCAGGGCTGGATATCACACAGAAATTACTGGATACTAAAACAGAAGTTACAGATTCAAAATAATATATGATGGTAGGTTGTCTCTGAATAATTAGAGGCGGCTTACCATCAACAGCGAAAATAGCATTCCCTCTTATTTTTTCCGTATGTAGGTTACAGTTGAAACATTTATGATTACCTCAGAATGGAGGTGATCGTTGTGCAAGAAAAATATTTGCTATCTATTAAAGAAACTTCTGATTTATTTGGTATAGGACAGCATCGATTAAGAGAACTGGTTCGGGATGATTACGAATGTAAATATCATTTGATGATTGGACGCGTTATACGGATTAAACGAGAACCATTTGAAAAATTTATAAGCAAAGTTGAGCAGATATAAATTATCGACATCGTGCTTCGAATGTGATATCATTTAAGAGTATTCGTTCGAGGCACCTTTTTTATGGAGGGCTGAGAATATGGCAAATAAAACAGTATCAGAAAAAAATAAACCTACACGAAAAAAGTTACGTGCTAATGAGTATTACAATCCCAAAACAAAACGGTATGAGTATCATTATAAAGATGCTTTAAGGAAAGAACGAGTGATTAGCTCATATAGACTGGACGTAACAGATCAGTTGCCAAAAGGTAAACGGAGCGGAAAGAGCTTGCGTGAAAAGGAGGCAGAATTAAACACACAGCTTGAAAATCATATTGACATCGATGGGGCAAAACTTACTTTACTTGAGGTTATGGATCGATATTTAGAAAACCTTTATAATAGGAAAGAATTAAGTCCAAATACTAAAATGGGTTATAATGTAACTGTAAATACATTAAAAGAATACCGTCTTGGACATATGGAGATAGGTAAGATCAAACCAGAGCATTGTGAAGACTGGTTGTCTGACATGAAAAAGAAATATAGAGGGTCATCTATACAATCGCAAATCAGCCTTATAAAGAGAACATTTGAGTATGCTATTGACTATGATTATATTGTGAAGAATCCGTTTAGAAGAATTACGACTGACAGAAGCGATAGTAAACAGATGGAAGCGCTGACTATACAAGATATGAACAGGTTTTTGGAGTTTTGTTCAACAGATGCACATAGTAAACACTGCTATGATATGATTTATATTTTGTTTTGGACAGGCATGAGAGTGTCAGAATTATGTGGGCTTACTTTGGACGATATAGACTTGAATAAGAGGATGATACGTGTTGAAAAACAGTTATTATGTCTGAATCATAAACATGTAGTGCGAAAACCTAAAACATCAAATGGCATAAGATTCATTCCTATGACAGATGGTGTATACAATAGTTTTGAACGTGTACTGAAAAATCGATATTTAAAAGGCGATATCGAACCGGTTTGCTATGATGAGAGGGGTAATGCATACGAAGGTTTTGTGTTCTTGGCAACAAGAAGCCGTAAAACAATTGTTAGGGCTCATGTTGAGGAATATTTGCAGAATTGCATTAAGCGTTTCAATATTGTAAATCCAGATACACCAATTCGAAAGTTTGAACCTCATATTTGCAGACATACTTTTGCAACTAATATGCAGACGCTTACGCCAAAGACACTTCAATATATTTTGGGGCATGGCAATATTAGTACAACAATGAACAACTACGTAGATGCGAAGCCTGGAGCGCAGCAATTGACAGAGATCAATGAGCTGGCAAATACTATGGTAGTTATTTAGTATAATTTTTAGTATACTAAATACGTACTAAATAATCTGAGTAATAAAAAGGAACAAGATGCACCAAAGAGCAACGAAATGTAATTTGGCTGATAGCTGGAAACCGCATGGTTGCTGGATATTTTAAGAAATAGCGGGAGATGAAAATAAATGATAGCGATCATTGACTATGATGCCCATTATATTTTCAAAATTCGCATAAAATAAGGCTAAATGGGCATCTGAAATAAGCCCAAAACCAGTTTTACTAATTATATACTAAATACAGTGCTTTGAATGAATACTTAGAGTGCCGCGGTGGGATACCACTACGGTGCTCTTTTTTTTTCGTTTATAAGTTATTGAAATTGGAATATATTACCAGCACATTTATCAACTATTTTCATGTATAATTGATTTTGGAGTTAGGGGATGATTATGTATGAAAATAGTATGTGAAACTTGTGGTGCCCCATTGAAATATTATGACACTGTTTCAAGAATTGTAAGAACGAAAGGGCACATAACAATACATGTTCCAGTTCAAAGATTAAAATGCCCTATGTGTGGTTGCATACATAGAAATCTTCCGGATTATATTTATCCATACAAGCAATATGAAGCTGAAATTATAGATGGCGTTGTGGAAGGATTCATAACCTGTGATACGATAGGTTTTGAGGACTATCCTTGTGAACTGACAATGTTTAGATGGAGATCAGAAAATTTATAATCTCATTTATAAAAATATTAGTACAGATTACGGTTTATAAAGATTGAGCCAGCAATGGCTCTTTCTTTTTGCAGTTATTCCACCGAGGTTGTTTTTACTATTGATTATTTCTAACCTAGAATAGATTTTACAAGGAGGAAATAAATTATGGCAACTACAATCAGACCGGAATTATCCGAGAAAAATCCTTATTGGATTGAAAAACATCGTTACTATGAGTTGAAGCATTTTTGTTTACAGTATCCCATTTGGAGAAAGGCATATTCTTCACTGAGTGGAATTAGTGGTAAGCCATCAGATTGGGCTATGTTCATTGTCACTAGCACCCTGGGCGATCCAACCGCAAAAGTCGGGATAGCACGGGCATATTATTCAGAACGAACGGACATGATTGAGAGGGTGGCTGAGCAAACAGATCAGCAGCTTGCTCCATACATTCTAAAAGCTGTTACCGAGGGATGGTCCTATGACATTTTGAAAGCTAGATTAGGAGTTCCATGCTGCAAGGATACTTACTACGAATTGTACCGTCGATTTTTTTGGCTGCTGAATCGAGAACGGAAATGAATCGCACGTTTTACAACTTCCTTTATGAAAGGAGTGATTTAAAAATGGAAGAACTGAGAAAAATTAATCGTAAACTCAAGGCAAAACAAATTGGAAGGATTGTAGGCGGAATTGGAACTGTGACAATAGGGGTTGTACTGCTTGGAAAATTTATATACCAAAAAGGTATCACAGATTGTCAAATTTCTATAAGCGCTGAATTTCCAGAAGAGTATGCCAAGATGACAGAAAAACTAGCAGAAGCGTTTGAAAAATCATTTGTAGATTGAGCCGGCAACGGCTCTTTCTTTTTGCGCCTTTTTTGCAAGTCCTCTTATGGAAAATAAATATTTTAAGGAGGAATTTATTATGAGTAAAACAATTTATGGGGTTAATCGAGGAAACTTAGGAGAACTTGAAAAAATCGTAAGAGGTAAATGTACGGGATTTATTGTACGTGGAACCGGATACGGATTGACGGATATTGAGATTTTCAATATTAACCTAATCAATTGGATGCTTGTAAAGAAGCAACTTCAAGAAATAGCAATCGAAGGATAGGGTCCCTACAAGGACTCTTTCTTTTGCTTCGCGAAATTTACATCGCTCTTTATGAAAGAAACTATAAAAATAAGTTTAATTTAAAGGAGAGAGAAACTATGAAAAAATCTGTATTTATTATTATGCTTATATTGGTAGCAGTATTATCTGTATGTGGAAACCGTAATGGTGGAGTCAAATTGACAGATGAACAACTGGCAGAAAGGTTTGTCGAAGACGAATTTCCTGGCGAGAATTTAGAAATTAAGATCAAGGAAAGTGAAGACAAAGATTTCGTTGGTTACGATGTATATGATCAAGATGGCAATATCAAATGTGGTGGCAGTTTCCGTAGAGAGTTTTATGCTAACAAATATGCAAAAACAAAGTAATATAGATTGAGTCAGCAATGACTCTTTCTTTTTTTTTATCCTAGATTAGAAAACCGGACTGAGGTTACCAGAAATCATGATATTTTTGTATCTGAAAAATTGCCAGGTGGGAAAATCAGGAAAACATTTGAAAGGAGGATGCTGAGATGGTATTGGTACTTATTGCATTATTAGCTGGGGTTGTCATAGGTCTGGTTTTATCAAAACTCATATTTAAACCTAAATGTGTAGGGACTATTAATGTTGACAATTCGACTGATACACCGTATCTCTTTTTAGAATTGAATGAGCCGCTAAGTATATCAATTCTACAGAGTAAGCGGGTAACATTGGAAGTACATATTAAAAATTATGTTTCGCAGGATTAACATTTACTGTTATGGAGTATTTTATATTTTTTCTGAAAGGAGATAAAAATGGAAGAGAAAATCAAAGACATGTTAGATGAGGAGATAGCAAATGAATTTCAGGCTTTATCTGGATTAAAGACCGGAAGTCAGGAACAAACGGTAGCTATTGATAATCTTGCAACATTGTATCGACTGAGAATCGAGGAAAGCAAAAGCGACTGGGAAGCTGGAGACAAATACGATCGATTAGAAATGGAAAAAGAAGCTAATGATCGTGATAATGAACTTAAGCAGACACAGATAGCGGAGCAGGTTAAAGATCGATATTTTAGAGTTGGTGTAGCGGCAGCAGAATTAATAATACCGTTGATGTTTTATGGACTTTGGATGAATAAAGGATTTAAGTTTGAGGAAACAGGTGCATTATCATCATCAACATTCAAAGGGTTGATTAAATATTTTAGACCTACGAAAAAGTAGAAAAAACTTAAAGCGGGAGAACGTGCAAAAAGCATATTCTCTTGCTTTTGCATTTTATATTTCGCTAAAACAACACACTATATTACGAGAAAAGGAGGAATTTGATAATGAATAAAATATTTATCGAGATACCAAACACAACACATGAAATGATGATATGTGTTCCGGCAGAGGAAGATGTATGGTCATTCCGGATGATATTCTTTGAGTCGGAATGCTCAGATTTGTGTATGGTCGCAATTCAGACAAATTATACAAATGATGAAACAGAAAAGTTTCAAAGTATGAGTGAACCGAAGCGTGGTCCATACGGAAAGTTGAATAGAGAGTTCAAGTTCGAATTTAAAGATGGACCGGGAGAACCAATTACAATATCCGTATACGAGGATGCTGAAAATACATATAGAAACATTTGTGTTATGTATTAGTGGGTATTTGGAGATGTTTAAGAAATTGAGAACATCTCCTTTTCTTTTTATATTTTGTAATGTATAATTCTAAATGTCACAGTAATGTTTGTTATGTAAGGGGGGTATATACTATGATTCGTTTTACAAAGGAAAATGTAAAAAAAGTATTAACTAACAATGATGGATTTACAGATAGAACTTATCATAAAGAGGAAAATTTTGAAGAAGAAAATATTTATACGATTAAAAATGGAAAATTATTAATGCATTCCATAGAAAAAGGTGCTTTAGATAATAGCGGATATGATAGTATGACTGAGTGCGATATGGATCAGACAATAAAATTTCTTAGGGAGCGCAAAAACAAGTTAATTATAACTGCATAAAGATATAATCGCTTTATTTGCATATTCTTTTATGAAACAGAGAATAAAGCTTTATTTCTCGTAATAGTTGTAAACTGGCTCACAATAGAAAGGAGACTGTATGGCTATGAGTATTTTTAATGAGAAGCAAATAGAAGCAATGAGGAGCGGTAAATATATTTGTTCTAAATGCGGAAGAGTAATGGAATTTGAGGATGAACGGGAAGATACATTGGTATGTTCCTGCGGTCATAATATTGGCTTAGATGAATACGGTTGCGAAGGCGACGAAAAATATGAAAATTTATATTCAGATGAAAATGACGGCTGGGATGAAGATAACCCAGAGGGAGAAACTTACGATGAGGTTTGCGGAGAATTAGAAGACGATTAAAAACAAGAATGAAGAGTCTTAGAGAAATCTAGGACTCTTTTTTTTTTTCGAGGGAAATACATATGCGATATCATTATAAAAAACCAAACATATATACATCAATGTACGGACGAACATATATTTGTAACCATCCAGTTTATAATCGATGTACGCTTTTTGAAATTGGAAACAAGGGATTGGCTGTTATACAACAGCGTTTCAACAAAAATAGTAAAAGTACAAGTTGGTCAGAGATAGATGCTTGGATTATAGATACAATATATTTGCATCCACAATTTAAAGAGTATTTTGATAAACGTGCTGGCGAATCTATAAATGGGTTATACCCGACTGTAACAGTGAGACAGATTATGTGGGCACTTAAAATGAAACCAATAAAAAGGGAGCGTTGGGAAACTGTGTTCGACAGGAAAGAGATATAGTTCGCAAAAATTACATAGCTCTTTATGAAAGGAGAGTGATTTTATGATACTTTTTATAACATTAACAATTGTATTATTACTATTAGCAATAAGTGCTATTATCGCTGTAGCAGTCGGCGGAGTGGCATTTATACTTGTATTCGGTGATGTAATTGTGTGTGTGATGATTATTGTATTTATAGTCAAGCACCTGGCAAAGAAACGTAAGAAATGAGGCGTGAACAACGCCTTTTTCTTTTGCTCCGCACATTTTACATTCCTCTTTATGAAAGAAAAATTTATTTAAGGAGGATACGGATATGAGACAATCATGGAAAGAATTATGGGAACTTAATAAATTATCGGTGAAATGGGTAGCCAAACATTGGAAAGGTTACACACTTGCATTGATAATTTGTTATGGTATCGGTTATATTCTTGGCACAGGTGGATTTAAGAACTGTAAAACCTATATTGAGAATAAATTGAAAAAATCAACAAACGAGGAGGAGTCCTAGCAAGGGCTCTTTCTTTTTGCGCAAAAATTACATTTCTCTTTATGAAGGAGGTGGAAGCTATGACTTTAATTGGATGTGCCCTTATTTTATTAGGGGTGGTACTTCTGATAAGAGGTGATAACAATAACTGATATAGAAGGAGTCCTAGCAAGGGCTCTTTCTTTTTATCCCGCAAAATTTGCAAGGACTATTATGAGAGAAGAGTTAGCTCAGATGGTAGAGCACTGGATAGTTATATCCAGAGGTCAAGGGTTCGAGTCCCTTACAATTCTCTTTTATTTTTTTTCAGGTTAGAAGGAGGTGTAGAAAGTGTCCAGTGAAGAATTTAAGCTGATGCTTTGTGATCTGTATGAAATGGATTTATATTTTCCAAAATCATCTTTTTACATAAAGGATTTTACAAAAGCAAGCTATTCGGTATGGGCTATTCAGGAACTTGGAAATTATGTTGGATTTTGTTTAGGTCCACCAGGAACTGTTCGAACAACAGATGAAATCATTAATTATGTAAAAAAGTTTCAAAAAGAAATGGATGGATTTTCAAAACTTAATCCTCTGACAGAGCAAATGTTTTCAATAGCGAAAGATATAGCAACAAATGTGTTGGATGTATTACTTGCTATGAAATAAATGGTGCAGTAAGAAAGGAGAAAAATATGACACCCAAATGGAACAAAATTATTACTCAATCAAAAATCCGATTAAAGCACGGATCTCCAACCGTTTTAACATGTCTCGGTGCTATTGGAGTCGTTGCTACATCAGTATTGGCAATACAGGCCACGCCAAAGGCAGTGCGAAAAATTCGAGCCGATAGTTGTATTAATCATGATGGAGATCCAGATGCATATACAAAAACGGAAGCATTTCAATCAGCATGGTTGTGTTATATTCCAGCATCACTTGTCGGGATGTCAACTATCGCTTGTATATTTGGGGCTAACATATTAAATAAACATCAGCAGGCAACCATTACAAGTGCTTATGCATTACTTAGTAATACTTATCAGGACTATGAAAGAAAAACAAAAGAGATATTCGGAGAAGAAGGACATCAAAAAATCATCGATGCCATTGCGGCTGAAAGAGCAGATGATGTTTATATTTCTTCTCCAGGAATTTGTGGTTCTGATAGTCTGTCATTCAGCGAACGAAATCCGGAAGATGTGAGGTTGTTTTATGATTCATTTTCCGAACGATATTTTGAAAGTACAATTCCACAGGTGCTTGAAGCCGAATATCATCTGAATCGAAATTGGGCACTCGGAAGAGAAATTTGCGTAAACGATCTATACGATTTTCTTGGCATTGATAAAATACCGGGTGGAGAAGCGTTGGGCTGGTTCTATGAGGATGGAATTAGTTGGATCGACTTTAATCATCATAAAACAGTATTAAATGATGGTCTTGAGGTTTATGTAATTGATATTGAATATCCACCAAGACTGTGGGATGAGGATGATTGTTAATCAGCATCGCAACAATCACAAGTTATATTATGAAAGGAGAGTGACATCATGAAACAGAAATCAAAAATGATCAAGTTAGTTGGATTCGCAGTAACCATAATCGGAGTGGGGGTAAACCTGGTATCCGATTGGTTAGACGAACAGAAAATGGATGAGAAAATTGAAGAAAAGATCAATGAAGCACTTGTCCAGAAAAACAAAGAAACAGAGGAGTCCTAATACGGACTCTTTTGTTTTTCTTTTTGGAGGAAAATATGACGTCCGCAAATGAACGTGCCGTTTACACTGCTCAGTATTGTCTTGAACAATTGCTGAGAAAAACATCCAATTGGCGAGAGTATAGTTTAAAGAAGGAAAGCTATTCACGATGGGCGATAAAAGAAATACTAACTCGCCTTGAAGAGAATCAAGATACACCGCCATTGATTATTATTGAAGAATTTCGAGATCAAATGGATAAGTATTCATGCCTTAATCAATTCACAAGTCATCAATTTTCTTGTGCAAAAGATATGGCGGAATGGGTTATTGACCTGCTTATTTCATAATTACAAAATAAAATTTTTATATTTTGAAAGGAGATTCACATTATGTGCGTAGGAGAACCAACATTAGGTGAAGAGATTATCAGTTTAACAGGAAAGGGTGTGGATATCCCTACGGTAGAAAGAATGTATAGGAAATACATAGCTATTACCAGCGAAGCCGACACAAAGAAAATGGCGGAAGAATATTGCCGTAACGATGTAAATGCATTATTTTCGGTGTTTGAATCTGTCTTCGGAAAAGATCATTCAGTTCTGCCAGCGGATATTAAAGTTGGAGATCAGATTATCATTCCACTGGGCGACCTTGGAACTTTCACAGCGACTGCTCAGAAGGTTACGGACGGCAAGGTATTGTTTATATTTGACGACTACGTTACCAAACGTCCCATGAATGAGAATAACAGCAATGAAGGCGGTTACGAAAAATCTGATTTGAGAAAATGGATCGAAAAAGATTTATTCAAGATGTTTCCGGCAGTCATTAGAGACCGTATTTCTGAATTATCTATCCCGACACTTGGAGAAATCTGCGGATGGGATGATGAATGGGCCAGAGAGTATATTGAGGCTGACGGCGATAAGCAGCTCCCACTTATGAAACAGAGACGTAATCAGGTAGCGTATTACGATAATGAAATTGAATGGGGTTGGCTTAGAAATGTTACAAAAGAGGAGTTTCCTTCGGCTTATTTCGCTGTTGTGTACAACAGTGGCAATGCGGGCTGCTATGGAGCTTCGGGCTCTTGTGGGGTTCGTCCGGAATTCTGGTTGTTTAGATAAAATCACAGGATCTTGTGCCCTGTTTTATATTTATGGAGGTATACAATAAAAATGCATAAACCTAATGTGTCTAAAGTCTACAATGATTTGAAGAAAGCTACTATCAAGCACAGTCCAGAAATTTTAACCGGAATTGGGATTGCCGGTATGGTAAGTACAACAGTGTTAGCTGTTAAAGCTACGCCAAAAGCATTACTTCTCATAGAAAATGAGAAAAAAGAGCAGAATCGTATTTTGCGCGAAGAAGCACTTGCACAGCATAAAGAAGCGATTCCGATAATAGACCGCCTCAAACCTATTGATACTATAAAAGTAGCGTGGAAACCTTATATTCCAGCGGTTATTACTGGAACACTATCTATGGCGTGTTTAATAGGAGCCAGTTCTGTAAATATCAGACGTAATGCTGCATTGGCTACGGCATACAGCTTATCAGAAACTGCATTACGTGACTATCGGGAAAAAGTGGTAGAAACAATCGGCGAAAAAAAAGAGCAAGTAATCAGAGAGCATGTTGCGCAAAAAAAAGTAGATGAAAACCCAATGAAATCAGCAACTGTTATGGTTACAGGCGGAGGACAAGTGTTATTTCTTGAGCCGGTATCCATGCGATATTTCAGATCTGATGTGCAGACGGTACGAAAAGTTGTAAACGATTTGAATTACCGACTTACAACCGGCATGGAAGAGTATATATCATTGAGTGAATTTTATGATGAAATCGGACTGTCACATACATCAACCAGCGACGAAATTGGATGGAATATCCTAACAGATGGACAAATTGAAGTAGAGTTTCGTGCTACCGTAGCAGATAATGATGAACCGTGTTTAATGCTGGATTACCAAGTGTCACCGAGATACGATTTTACGAAGCTCATGTAATACGCAGTTTTTACACAGTCTATTATGGAATAATAAACCTATTTTTCAAAGGAGGAAAAAAGAAATGAACGAAAACAATGTAGAGAACGAGGTAATGGAAACAACAACTGGAGAACTTATGGAAAGAGAGGAATCTGGCAACGGTTTAAAAACAGCGGCTATTGTTGGGTTAGTTATTGTTGCAGGCGGTTTAGTCGGCAAATTTGTAGCTAAGCCAGTAATGACTAAAGTAAAACAGTGGAAACAGAGTCGAAAATCCGAGGTAGTAGTTGATGCCGATGCAGTCGTCGAAGATGATTTCGAAGAAAATTCTGATTTGGACAACGAAGAAAATGAGGATTAAATTCCGGGGAGGGAGTGCCTGTAACAAGGTACTCTCTCTTTATTTTTTATGGAGGGAAACCATATGACAAAATACTCTTATGACGGACCCGTGATGGAGTTTAATAAATGTATAGTAAATAGATGGCAGGGAACGACATTTGCTGATTCAGAGAAAAAAGCAAAAAGTAATTTAATGCATCAATTCAAGAAAAAGAATAACCGTATACCGGGGACCAAAATAACTCTTCCAGGAAAATTACAAATTATAAATTAAAGGGGGATTATATGGCTGAATATAGATCAAACTCTGATAAATCCAGAGAAAAACAAATCAACAAGCCTGTTCCAGAAAAAAAGATAGAAAAAGTGGTTCAAGGTGAAGTCAGATCAAAGAAAAAGAGCGGATTACAAAAAATCACAGATGCTTTTGTTCCAGATGATGTAGCAAATGTAAAAAGTTATATTATTGAGGACATTGTTGTTCCAGCAGCAAAAGAAATACTGTTAGATTCCGTAAAAGCGATTCTCGGAATTAACAGTAAGAACGGAAACAAACAGCCACCGGCATCTAGGGTATCATACCGGCAATATTACAACAATGATAGTCGGAGAAATTATAGTGGCGGTGGAAATAGAAGTCGAAATAGCTACGATTTTGATGACATCATAATTGATAATCGCGGCGAGGCAGAAGAGGTGCTTGACCGAATGGAAGAAATAATTGCCACGTACGATTTGGTCAGTGTTGCAGATTTTTATGAGCTTGTCGGGGTTCCGAGTAACTATACAGATAATAAATATGGCTGGTCTAATCTTCGTAATGCATATGTTGAGCGTTTGAGAGATGGCGGATACATTATTAAATTACCTAAGGCATTCCAGTTAGATTAATGGACAGGAGGAATCAGTGACGATGGAAAGTATTTTAAAAACTGAATACTCAGATCAATTTGATCTTGAAAGAAAACATCGAATTGAAGTTTCATATTACAAATATGGACCGGCGCGTGAAAATTTTGGAAGCGGCAGAGTAGACGCATTAGCAACTGCTGAATTATGTATTGAAGCTTTTAAGAAAGATCATAATACAGAGCATTTAGTCGATGCGGCAAATTATCTTATGTTTAGATATAAATACCCGATGCCAGGAGAATTTTTCCAGCCTACAGATTCAAAGAATAGCGTAGGAACAGTTGGTACACCAATTAATTTTGAAAAGGAGATATAGAGAAATGAATAAAGAAACAATCGTAACATCAGTAAAAGCAAGTATGAAGAAAGTAACAATCAAAGCAAAAAAATACAGTCCGGAAATTCTCATTGTTGCAGGGGTAGTAGGAACTGTAGCCAGCACTGTTTTGGCATGTAAGGCAACAACAAAGATCGAGTCTATTTTAGAGGAATCTAAAAATACTATTGATACGATTCATCAGTGTTCGGGCAATAAGGATATGGCCGATAAGTATTCGGAAGACGATGCAAAAAAAGATTTAGCAATTGTATATATCCAGACTGGAGTAAAATTGGCAAAACTTTACGCACCATCAGTGGCGTTAGGCACTTTATCTATCGTGAGTATGGTGGCATCCAATCGGATTCTTCGTAAGCGCAATGTGGCATTAGCAGCAGCATATGCAACTGTGGATAAAACGCTTAAGGAATATCGTGAACGTGTTGTGGAGCGTTTTGGACAGGAAGTTGATAATGAACTTAGATACAACATCAAAGCAAAGAAACTTGAGGAAACTGTGACTGACCCGGAAACAGGTAAAGAAAAGAAAGTAAAAAAAACTGTTGATGTTGCTGATCCAACAGTGAGTGATTATGTAATGTTTTTTGATGCATCAACAAGCGAAGCATACGAAAATAACGAAGATTATAACAGAATGACGTTAAGAGGAGCACAGCAGTACGCAAACGATAAATTAAACGGAGATGGATTTTTATTTTTGAGTGATGTTTATGACGAGCTTGGAATTAAGAGAACAAAATTGAGTCAGAGTGTTGGATGGGTAAAAAACGGTTCTGGTGATGGTTATGTAGATTTCCGTGCCGTTGAAACTTACAGGGAAAATGAAGCAGGATCTCTTGAAAAAGCATGGCTTCTTGATTTCAATGTGGATGGCAATATTTTAGATCTTATCTAAATCATAAAAAGAATGGAGATGATTAAACTGCACGCACAATTTAGAACTGTAGCGTTATTTATAAGCTTGACATCTTTGTTAATAACAAGTCCTGCATATAAATGCTATGCAAAAACAGTTCAAGATATAAATTCAGGATATGAGGTGTGGCAAGTAAGGACATCAAATATTTATAGCTTTCGAGTAACAATGGATGAACTGGTATTAGAAATCAACGATGCATGTTCTATATCAGACAATGACATAGATTTAATCGCTCTTGTCACTATGGCGGAAGCAGAAGGTGAATCTGAGTTAGGAAAACGGCTTGTTATTGATACTATTCTGAATCGGTTTGAATCTGACTTATTCCCGGATTCAATAGAAGATGTGATTTATCAGAAAAATCAGTTTACTTCTATGTGGAACGGGCGAATTGAAAAGTGTTATATTGACGACACTATTCGCCAGCTGGTTGTAGAAGAACTTGATTGTCGACGAGACGACAAAGTTATATATTTCACTGCCGGCTGGTATGGCAAATACGGAACTCCGACATATAGAGTCGGTCATCATTATTTTTCTTATCAATGAAAGGAGGTTTTACCATGAGCGGAATTATGGGATTTACTTTTTCAGCATTTGCTGGAATTTGTTTCTTTGGTGGTATTGCAGTTTTACTGGGCGGAAAGGAGCATTAAATATGGATGGATTTGGTAATTTCATATCGATGTTGGATTTTGTGTTAGATACTAAAAGAAAACGTCACATTACAGGGGGCATTTTATTAAGTGCCTCTTTACTTTTTGGTGGTCTCGCGCTTACTGTAATGACTATTAATAACGAGGAGGATATTGATGAGCAGTAAAGTAATATTTTGTAGTGGATTTGTATGCGGTGCGATGGTTGGTGCTATTGGTATATGGAAATACGTTGAAAATAAGTACGAACGCATCGCACAGGAAGAGATAGATTCAGTAAAAAACGTATATTCTAAAAAGGGTAAATCAGCAGACAAGCCAGAGAATCAGTGTGATTTGGCAAGCAATATGGATAAAGCATGTCAGATAATTCATGAAAATGGATATACAGCAAGTGCAGAAAAGGAGGAAATGATAAAAAACAAAAACTTGAACACAGGGGAAGCCAATGACGTACCATATGTAATCGCTCCAGAGAAATTTATGGAGCATGACGATTATGACACGATTTCGCTTACCTATTATTCAGATAATGTGTTAGCAGATGAAGATAATGAGATTATTGAGGATGTAGAGGGCGTGGTAGGAGAAGATTCATTAAATCACTTTGGAGAATATGAGGATGACGCTGTGTATGTGCGAAATGACGCCAGAAAAGTTGATTACGAAATTCTGTTGGATCAGAGAAAATTCTCTGAAATCTACCATTAACTTGTTATGTCAGATGGAGGAATAATGACGAAAAACGAGTTGATTAACATGTATTTTGAGTGGATGTACGATATTGTATGTCCAGATAAAAAGAAAAGCTATCGAAAACTTTTATATTTTCTACATAGCGTTGATTTTACATATTTAATTGACATGGATGGAAATCGTTTTGAAGATGGTATCGAATTACGATATCGTTTCGGACATGAATGTGCGCATATTGATATGTGTACGATATCAGAATATTTAGATGAACGGCCATGCAGTATGCTGGAAATGATGATCGCGCTTGCTATTAGATTAGAAGAGCATATTATGTCAAATCCTGATATTGGGAACAGAACTGCACAATGGTTTTGGAATATGCTATCAAGTCTGGGACTTGCTGATATGGACGATACAAAGTTTAATAAAGAGCAGGCAAAGACTGTAATTCAGCGTTTCTTGAACAGAGAATATGAGCCGAACGGATGTGGAGGATTGTTCACAATTAACAATTGCGCATATGATTTGAGAACTGTTGATATTTGGTATCAGGCATGTTGGTATTTAGATCAGTTTGTATAGGATGAAAAAGGAGATAAGAAAAATGGATGAAATGATGACACGCTATATTTTCAAACACATGAGAATTACGGAAAGCAGATTAGACATGATGGGAAAAGATCTTGTCAGGCAGGTTAAACTTAATAAGCGTACGACCAGGTTTGCTGTTGCTGCAACAGCGTCTATCTTTGTGCTGGGATACATTCAGTCTAAGATCACGAACGAGATCGCTGAGTTACGTGAAGAAGTGGATGAGTTGAAAAAAGTAAAAGGAGAGTAAGGATACAATGATCGATTTTCTGATGATTTCTACCCGGAGCACAAAGCGTGGGGTGATAGAGATTTATCCGAAGTTCATTATTAAAAAGAGTGACGATCTTATGATCCGTGGAAGTGACTTCTATGCAATTTGGGTTGAAGATCGTGGTTTATGGTCAACAGACGAACAGGACGCCTTACAACTCATAGATCGAGAATTGGATAAATATGCGGAAGAAAACCGTCATCGCTTTACCTCGGATATAAAGGTTTTGCATATGTGGGATTCAGAAAACGGTATGATTGATCATTGGCATAGATATTGCCAAAAGCATATGCGTGATAACTTCCATATGTTAGATGAAAAGCTTATATTTTCCAATACAGCAACTAATAAAAAAGACTACGCCAGCAAAAAGTTGAATTATCCGCTTGAAGCTGGCGATTTGTCTGCTTATGAGCGATTAATCTCAACATTATATACAGAAGAAGAGCGGCAAAAAATCGAGTGGGCAATAGGAGCGGTTGTATCTGGTGAATCAAAGACATTGCAGAAATTTATGGTGTTTTATGGTTCTGCTGGTACTGGTAAATCTACAGTTTTAAATATTATCCAACAATTATTTGACGGATATTACTCTGTATTTGAGGCAAAGGCACTCGGGTCGGCAAGTAATGTTTTTGCTTTAGAAGCATTTAAAACCAACCCGTTGGTTGCTATTCAACATGATGGCGATTTATCAAGGATAGAGGATAATACCCGTCTTAACAGTCTTGTATCACACGAACTTATGACAGTTAATGAAAAGTTCAAGTCTACATATACTAATCGTTTCAAATGTTTTTTGTTTGTTGGAACAAATAAGCCTGTTAAAATCACGGATGCAAAATCAGGGCTGATACGAAGATTAATTGATGTATCACCATCTGGAAACAAGCTAAGCCCTAAAGAATACAAAACGGTTATGAAACAGGTTGGTTTTGAGCTTGGAGCTATTGCGTATCATTGTCGTGATGTATATATGAACGATCCGGGTAAATATGATGATTATATTCCAATTGCAATGCTGGGCGCATCAAATGATTTTTATAACTTCGTGATAGATTCGTATCATGTGTTTAAAAAAGAAGACGGCACCACTTTGAAGGCTGCATGGGAGATGTATAAAAACTACTGTGATGATGCAAAGGTGGCGTATCCATATAGTCAGCGTGTATTTAAGGAGGAATTGAAAAATTATTTTCGAGACTTCCAGGAGCGATTCAATCTTGATGATGGTACACGGGTTCGAAGTTATTATATTGGTTTTCGGACTGAAAAATTTGAAGAGATGCCGACTGAAAAGAACGATTGCAACTCAGACGAAAATAAGTGTATTCAATTCAGGGACGATATCAAATCTATATTTGACATTGAGTGCGCGCAATATCCGGCACAGTATGCGTCTATTGAAGAAACACCACAAAAGCAATGGGCTACGGTAAAAACTAAGCTTGAGGATTTGGATACATCGAAACTTCATTATGTAAAAATCCCAGAAAACCACATTGTTATAGACTTTGATATTCCGGATGAGAATGGAAATAAATCTTACGAAAAGAATCTCGAAGAAGCAAGTAAATGGCCACCCACATATGCAGAACTGAGTAAAAGCGAACAGGGGATTCATCTGCATTATATTTATGATGGAGATCCGTCAAAGCTTAGCAGAATATATGATGAGCATATAGAAATAAAGGTGTTTACTGGAAATAGTTCATTACGACGCAAACTGTCAAAGTGTAATGATATTCCTATTGCTAGTATTAATTCTGGATTACCGTTGAAAGGAGAAAATAAGGTGGTAAATTTTGATACCATTAAAAGTGAACGAAGCCTGCGGACATTGATCATTCGGAATCTTAACAAAGAAATACATCCGGGAACAAAACCCAGTATAGATTTTATTTACAAGATATTGGAAGATGCATATAAAAGTGAGCTGAAATATGACGTTACAGATTTACGAAATTCAATTTTAGCATTTGCAGCTAACAGTACGCATCAGGCAAACTATTGCTTAAAACTTGTAAATCAGATGAAATTCAAATCTGAGGAACCTGCATTAGCAGTTTGTAATGATGAAGCGAAACTGGTATTTTACGATATTGAGGTTTTTCCGAATCTTTTTCTGGTAAATTGGAAAGCAGAAGGTGAGGGAAAGCCAGTTGTAAGAATGATTAATCCATCGCCAGGTGATATTGAAGAGTTGATGCAATTCCGCCTTGTAGGATTTAATTGTCGCAGATATGATAACCATATTTTGTATGCAAGACTTATGGGATATACCAATGAGCAGATTTACAAATTGTCGCAGAAGATTATAAGTGGAGATAAGAACTGCTTTTTTGGAGAAGCATATAACATATCTTATACAGATGTGTACGATTTTGCATCGGCTGGAAATAAAAAGAGCTTAAAGAAGCTTGAAATTGAAATGGGGATTCATCATCAGGAACTTGGGTTGCCTTGGGATCAGCCCGTTCCGGAAGAATTATGGACTAAGGTTGCTGAGTATTGTGATAACGATGTCATTGCAACTGAAGCGGCATTTAACTATCTTGAAGCTGATTGGACAGCTCGTCAAATTCTGGCAGATTTAGCAGGAATGACGGTTAATGACACAACAAATTCACTCACAACCAGAATTATATTTGGAAACAATCGAAAACCGCAGAGCGAATTTCATTACAGAAATCTTGCAGAACCGGTTGAATCATTAGATCCGGAAAGCATGGAGTTTCTTAAGGAAGCTTGCCCTAAGATGATGGAATCAATGCATTATGGATGGAAGTACAGCGATAAGACTGAAGTTCCATTTGATTCTGCTAGCATTCTTCCATATTTTCCTGGGTATGTATTCGACCATGGGAAATCTACATATCGAGGCGAAGAAGTTAAAGAAGGTGGACTTGCCCAAGGTGTTCCTGGTATGTACGGAAACGCAGCACTTCTGGATATTTCGTCCATGCATCCGCATAGTGCAATAGCAGAGGTTCTGTTCGGTCCGAGATTTACGAAAGCGTTCCGAGACATTGTTGAAGGTCGTGTGAGTATCAAGCATGAGGCTTGGGATATTGTTAATACAATGCTGGACGGAAAACTTACACCGTATATTCAGAGAGTAATCGACGGTGAGATGACATCTAAAGATTTGGCTAATGCTTTGAAAACCGCTATCAATTCGGTATACGGTCTGACATTCGCATCGTTTGATAATCCGTTCCGTGACCCAAGAAACATTGACAACATCGTTGCAAAACGTGGAGCGTTATTTATGATCGATCTCAAGAATGAGGTCTTAAAACGTGGATTCAAAGTGGCTCACATCAAAACCGATTCCATCAAAATTCCTGATGCTACTCCTGAAATCATACAGTTTGTTATGGATTTCGGTGAGAGATATGGATACACCTTCGAGCATGAAGCAACATATGATCGTATGTGTCTGGTTAATGATGCTGTTTATATTGCGAAATATAAGTCTGCTGAAGAATGCCAGAAAATGTATGGCTATGTTCCTGGCGACAATAAAAAGAAAGGTGGAAAATGGACTGCAACTGGCACACAATTCCAGATACCATATGTGTTCAAAAAGCTGTTTAGCAGAGAAGAAATCTTATTCGAGGATATGTGCGAAACAAAATCTGTGAGTACATCTTTATATTTGGATTTGAATGAGAATTTACCAGATGTATCTGAGTATGAAAAAGAGTTTTCAAAGGCTGAAAGTGATTATAAAAAAGGTCTTCTTTCAGATATAACATTTGAAAACACTTGTCAACGATTAAATCCACTTATTGCGGAGGGGCATGATTATCATTTCATCGGAAAAGTTGGACAGTTTTGTCCAATTAAGGCTGGTCGTGGTGGCGGATTGCTGGTGAGAGAAAAAGACGGTAAGTATTATGCCGCAACGGGTGCAAAAGGATATCGTTGGCTTGAATCAGAGATGGTTCGGGAGCTCGATAAAACCGCAGATATTGACAGAACTTATTATGACAAACTTGTTAATGAGGCGGTAGAAGCTATTTCACAGTATGGTGATTTTGAATGGTTTGTATCGGACGATCCGTATATTTCGTCATTTGGCGCAAATGATGGCGATATGGATGATATTATGAATCCACCGGAAAATTAAAATAAAAACACATGAAAAAAAAGGAGAAAAAAAAACATGACTAACAATTTTATTATTATCGAAAATTCAACATTTATTTTTGATACCAATTTATCAGGAGATCCAAAACGTGACCGATTCAACAGTGATCAGCGAAAGGCTAATTTAGTAATTCCGGATGAAGAACAGGCACAAAGATTACTCGATGACGGGTTTAATGTGAAAATCACAAAACCAAGAGAGGGAGAAGAAGAAGGATTTGTTCCGAGATATTATGTTTCCGTAAAACTCAATTACGAAAGTAACTGGCCGCCAAAGGTGTATCTTGTACGTGATGGTGATGACGGCGTGTTACTGGATGCTGACTCAATATGTTCCGTTGATGATATGTGGATTGAGCGAGTTAATGCCGTATTAAATACATATGAGGGCCCGCGTGGAAAATCGTTGTATGTTAAGAGTATGGAATTGTTTCCGAAATACGATGAGGACCCAATTTCTTCTAAGTATACCAGACGTAGAAATGAAGAATGATTGTCGGTACAATAAGTAACTTAATATGTTATTCAGATATGATTTAAAGCTATTACCTCAAATATATAAAGAGGTAGTAGCTTTATTTGTATTGAAAGGGGGAGCTAAATAATGTTTTGGAATAAAAATAATCAGAAAAAATCAATGACGAAAAAGAAACCATTGCAAAAGTGGACTCCGACCTATGTACCGCCGGAAACAAAGAAACAAATGATAACAGAACCGGTAAAAAAGGGTACAAATAATATGCATCAAGAGTTACAGAATAAAAATTGGGAGAAAGAATTTCTACATGTATTTAACGGATTGCTTAATCAACATCGAGCGTTGGATGTGTGGCGTGATTTTATTGTGATGTATGCTTGTGCAATATCTAATCCATTAGATAAGAAACACTATGAAGAACGTGAAAAACGGTATATGGATATTATCACAAAATACGGTAAAGAAGATCAGAAAATATTTCCAGAACTTGCCGCTATTGTAACAATGGCATTGACAGATAATCCAGAACAAGATTTTTTAGGAACTATTTTCATGAATCTAAACCTTGGTAATAATTTACGGGGACAATTTTTCACACCATATAATGTTTGTCGTCTAATGGCAGAACTAACCATAGGAGCTGAAATAGTGACAGAAATAAAGAAAAAAGGTTATATTTCGATTAATGACCCGTGCTGTGGAGCCGGGGCAACATTAATTGCAGGGGTTCACGCGGCACAGAAATACCTGGAGGAAGCAAAAATACCGATGAATTACCAAAATTGTGTTCTGGTTGTTGCACAGGATATTGACGAGACAGTAGCTCTGATGTGCTATATTCAGATTTCTTTACTTGGTGTTGCTGGATACGTTAAAGTTGGAAATTCATTAACGAGTCCGATTGTAAGCGGCGAATTAACTGATAATTACTGGTTTACGCCAATGTATTATTCAAACGTTTGGATCAAAAGGAGATTGTGTTCATGAAGAAAAGATACTCTATATCAGAAGATGATTGTAAAGTTTGTGTAGTGGATTTTTATGATAATGCTGCAAAAATTGCCGGATATCATGTAACGAATAAAACAAGCTATGATTGTCGTAAAATTTGTGTAAGTAAATCGGTAGAAAAAAATATCCATGAATATTATGAAGAAATAGGAGCGTCGAAAGAACAGATAGGAGAACTTTGGATCATGTTTGGACCTAAGGCCTCAATTGACAGTGATGATTTTGTATTTGAGATTGAAGACGGTTTCGTAGTAGCAGAGGAGTAAGTAAATGGCAGGAATAGAATTACGGGATTATCAAAAAGATGCTGTTGGGCGAATGCAGAATGGATGTATTCTATGTGGTGGCGTTGGAAGTGGAAAATCTCGTACAGCGCTGGCTTACTATTATGTACAAAATGGCGGTGAGTTAGGAACAGAAGAATATTATCCGATGAATGATCCGCCGAAAGATTTATATATCATCACCACTGCAAGAAAACGTGACACATTAGAATGGGACGGAGAAATGCTACCGTTTTTACTTTCAATACATACAGATTGTAATTTATATTCTAATAAGGTGGTGGTAGATTCATGGAATAATATAAAGAAATACGCCGAGGTCAGAGATGCATTTTTTATATTTGATGAGCAGCGCGTGGTTGGTGCGGGAACGTGGGTTAAAGCATTTCTAAAAATCACTAAAACAAATGGGTGGATTTTGTTATCAGCAACGCCAGGAGATACTTGGCAGGATTATATTCCAGTATTTGTTGCAAATGGTTTTTATAAGAACCGTAGCGAATTTATACGAGAACATGTTATATACAGTAGATTTACGAAGTTTCCAAAAATAGATAGGTATGTGAATACTGGGCGACTTGTGCGACTTCGAAATAAGATCCTTGTCAATATGGATTTTCAAAGACCTACTGTATCACATCATGAGGACATATTTGTCAAGTATGATGTTGATAAATATAAAGAAGTCACAAAAACAAGATGGAATTTATATAAGAATGAGCCGATACAAAATGCCTCGGAGTTATGCTACGTATGGAGAAAAATTGTAAATATGGATCAATCAAGGCAAATAGCATTGCTGGAAATTATTGAAAAACATCCAAAAGCAATTATATTTTACAATTTTGATTACGAACTTGAATTACTGAAGGATATTTTCGCTGGGTATGAGATGGCTGAGTGGAACGGACACAAGCATCAACCGGTTCCTACTGGAGATGTGTGGGTTTATCTAGTTCAGTATAATGCCGGGGCTGAGGGATGGAACTGCATCACGACTGACACAATTATATTTTATTCACAGAATTACTCTTATAAGATTATGGAACAATCAGCCGGAAGAATCGATAGAATGAATACACCATACACGGATTTATATTTTTATCACTTGAAATCGAGGTCCGGTATTGATCTGGCAATTAGTAGAGCTTTAAAAGATAAGAAAAAGTTCAACGAAGGGCGATATGTGAAATGGTGAGGAGGAGTAATGGCAGAAGATATTTATAAGGAAGTAAATTTCAAAAAATATTGTGAAACTTGCGAGCATAAGGATTTGGACGAAAAATTTGATCCTTGCTGTGGATGTCTTGATTATGGATATAACTCCGAAACGGAGAAGCCGGTAAACTGGAAAGGGAGAGAAAAATAATGGTAGATACAATTTTAGTTAGTGTTGACTTTGCTAACAATGGAGATACCGGTGTGTTAATTGTCGGTAGAAAACGTATGAACCAGTCTGTAGAGATTATCAATGCTTTTCAGGGCGAAGAAGCAAAGGAACTTTATAAAAGGCTGACAACGAAAAAGGATGGTGAGAGAAAATGAGTAATTATGAAAAATGTAATGGTTGTCCATATTATTTTGGAGAGATAGACAGCTGTATGTTTGGAGAAGAAGATGTACCAATTGACATGGAGAAAAAATGTGAGGTGGAAAAATGAGTGTTCAGTATGATCAATATCTCACTCAGCACCGTTCTAATGTAAGACAAGGTTATGAATGGCTTTGTAAAAATTTACCGGATGTCGTTGAGAACGTTACAAACGCAGGATGGTTTGCTGAATTTGCACATGATAAGTCTAAGAATGAGTCTGATGAATATGATGCTTATGATGCATATTTTTATGGTCATAACCGATCTTATGAAGTAGTACAGAACTATCAGCGAGCATGGTTACTCCATATTCACCGGAATCCGCACCACTGGCAACATTGGATTCTTATTAACGATGATCCAGGAGAAGGCGAGATAGTTTTGGAAATGCCATACGATTATATTATCGAGATGATTTGTGATTGGTGGTCATTTAGTTGGCAGAAAGAGAATCTTACCGAAATATTTAATTGGTATGATGAACATTCCAAATACATGAAACTGGCTCCTGGAACCAAAGCTACAGTGGAGGATATTCTTGGCAGGATCAAGGAAAAACTTGCGAAATTATAGAGTACAAAAATAAAATATAACAAACCCATGAGCTGCGATTGACTTGTGGGTTTTATTTTTGAAAAAAAAGAGAGGTATAAACAAATGAAAAATAAGATTATTGCAGTAGATTTTGATGGAACTTTGTGTGTCAACAAATATCCAGAAATCGGTGATCCGAACGAAGAATTAATCGCCTATCTGAAAAAGAGACAGGCTAACGGCGAAAAGCTTATTCTCTGGACAAACAGAGTAGACGATCGACTTGATGAAGCGGTCAAATGGTGTGCAGAGCATGGTTTGGTGTTTGATGCTGTAAATGACAATCTTCCGGAAATTGTTGAATCTTTTGGAGGTAATTGCAGAAAGATATTTGCAAATGAATACATTGATGATCGCAACCGGTTGTTGGAGTCCTGTCGTGAGAAGTCCAATATGGAATTGTGGGCTGAAAATGAAATAAGTTTAGCTTGTAAGTATGAAAAGCCGGACAAAAAAGACAGCGAGTGGGACTATGGCTGTGCCTGCTATGAAAGTGCATTAAAAGCATTTAAATGTCTTTGCGAGGATGGTCATTCCGGCATGTCAATCGGCTTTACCAAAGCAATTCTGAACCGTCTCATTGACAATAAACCGCTTAGACCTATCGAGGATAAAGCTGATGAATGGAATGAAGTGAGTTTTAATAAAAAAGACGGATCAAAGATATACCAGTGTAAACGCATGAGTTCACTTTTCAAAAATGTTGCAGCTGATGGAACAATTAGTTACAACGATATATCAAGATATCATGGAACTTATGTTAATGATCCTAATGTCTCCTATCACAGTGGACTGATTGATAAGGTGATGGATGAAAAGTTTCCAGTTGTAATGCCGTATATTCCTAATGGTAAACCTTTTAAAGTATATACAGAAGATTTTCTTACAGACACTAAGAATGGCGATTTTGATACCATTGGACTTTTGTACACTATTACCCCTTTAGGCAGGAGAATTGAGCTGGGAAGGTATTTCAAAGAGGCAGAAGAAGGATTTGATGAAATTGACAAAGCTGAGTATGACCAGCGTAAAGAGATGGCAAAGAAACGACAGGAGGATATGAAAAATGGATCGAAATAAATTTGCCGCCGGTCTTAAAAGCGATATTTCATTCACTGAAAAAGAACGTCGAAGAATTATCAGAAGAAGCATTAAAATGGAACCATGGAGAACAAAATGTACAATTGCTATGGAAGAGTTTGCAGAACTTCAACAGCAGATCAGTAAGCAGATCCGTGGGTATGATGATAGAATTGGACTTTTAGAAGATATGGCAGATGCTTATATTTGTCTTGAACTTCTGAAGTCCATTTTTAACATCAGCGAGGAAGATATGCAAAAAGCAGTTGATGTGAAATTGGAGCGTGAGAGGAGGAAACAAAAATGATTAAGCTGAAGGATATATTGGATATATCTAAAGCTCATGTGTCTATTATGGAAAGCATATTCCCTGTGATACAGGTGGACACGAAATTTGACGCATCTGAAAAGTTCTCAAAAAATTTTTTAGAACGTGGGGTTAGACAAATAGATACTTATAATGATCGAATAAGAGTTTGGTTGGTCGAAGAGGAGGAAAACGTATGAACAAATATCCATTTAAAAGATACAAGGACTCCCCAATTATTGATTGGGAAGCAACGTACACCGAAATGCCACCGAAAGTTAAAGAGTATTTGATTGCAACTATCGGCGAAAAAGAAACTAAAAGATTAATGTATTTCATGAAAAATGGTAATTATATTATTCTCACTGGTCCAAGTTGTTCTGCTAAGACAACTATCAGAGAAATTTTATGGGCTATTGGCTATCCGTATGTCATAGATGACGCTGGCATTGGCAGAGTTGTAAACACAACAACAATCAGCGGGGACCTAAAACCTCGTTCCAATATATTTGAAGAGCTGGGGATTGAGCCGATACATTAAAAACTAAATACGGATCATTAGCAAAATTGGCGGCATGGTATCCGAGACTGAGCATAACGTCATTTATGGTATTGTTATCGACATATATTTTTGTGTCGTGTTCAAAAGCCAACCTTATACGTGCGGTATCAGCTTCATTGTTGATGGATTTTCTTGAAATTAGATTTCGTTCAAGCCAGTCAATAAGGATATCACGCTGTTCTTTTGTAATTTGCATGTAATTATACCTCCATAAGTTCTTGGGTGTATTGTATCACAAAAACTGCTAATATGGATCAATATGAAAAAATATATTAAAAGACGGAAGGATAACAAAATGAAAAGATTAAACGTAATAGAAGTTTGGTATGTTACTTCAGAGAATGTTGTGGAATTACGAACCTTTAGCGAAAATGGATTAACCAGAGCATTGAGCGCATCAGATATTTGTATGGCTATTCGGAATTATCCGGCGGATGCGAAAATCAAAGTAGTAACTGAGAAGGAGGATGTTGACAATGATTAAATTAGAACACGTAGTTCTGGCGAGTCCAGAGCAGATGGAGTTTATTATTGAAGGAATGCGTAACCCGATGAATAGCTGGGAGAAGAGTGATAGCGAATATGAAACCGCTGGATACGATATTGTTGGATTTAATATTGGCGAGAATGATCACTCCCTCATGCAGCGATTAGCTAACGCTGGTACAGATCATAGAAAGTTCATGAGAATGATGCCGGTATATGTAAGAATTACTGCACCTTTATATTGGTGGAAGGAATTTGATACTTACAAGGTTGGCACGGTTGCTAATAGTTGTAGCACTATGCATAAGATTCAGGAGAAAGAGTTTACGCTGGATGATTTCTCGACAGAGCATTTACTTGGTGGGCCTTTGAGAAATTTGGAATACGATATCAGAGTCCTTAATGATTGTAGGGATTTATATTTGGAATGGGATGACTTATCTGATGAGGAAAGAGAGCGTATCAATTCAAAAATTCATGATAAAAAAGACCTTTGGTGGCAGATGATTCAGCTTCTTCCAAGCAGCTATAACCAGACTCGTAATGTCATGATGAATTATGAGGTGTTGGCGAATATTTATAAATCTCGTAAGAATCATAAGCTGGATGAGTGGCGTAAGTTCTGTAAGTGGATTGAATGTTGCTTACCTTACAGTGAACTGATTTGTGGTTATTGCTTTAAAGATTATGAAGATGGAAGTAGCAGCGTGGCGGCGATTGGTGAACATAGCAGAGGTACTGGATTATGGATGTCAGGTGATGAGGAGGAATAACTATGTCTTTAGGAAGTATTGTTTATATCGGATTATTGGTTGGTATTTGTTTATATTTTGTTAATGGTGTTGTGCACAGAATTTGTCAGTGCATCGAGAAGTGCAATGCAGCGGAATGGCGTGCTGATGTTGAAAAATATAAACTTTACCTCGATTATTATTACAAAGAGGTTGACTGGAAATCAGATCAATCAGATGAAACATCGGAGACAGAATTATGAGAAAAGCGCGGAGAATAGAGTTAGATGATGCAGCAACTGTTTCCGATATTATTGGACAGTATAAAATTTTTCGAAACGATCGGATGTCGGTACTTACAACCTGTGGTGAAAAAACCAGATTATTATGGAAAGGCCAGAGACGATATATTCCCAAAGAAATATGTAATATGAGAGCAAAAGAGATTGCTGCAATAAAAACATATGCAGAATGTAAGATACAGATTGTTGTGTAATATGTAGGAGGTATGGATGAACAAGGACGATAAAAGGAATGCTGAGGGATATTTAGATCCAACTGCTTACCAGGCGATTAAAAATGTTGAAAAAGAGGATCAGGCAAACGAAGATATACGTTTTCATAAGCTGCTTGACACTATATTTACTATTTGTGAGTTGTCTGGATTTCATATTGAAAGCAGAATTGCAATCAGAGATCAGCGAACAGGGAAAATTTGGAGGTGATTTTGATGAAAAAACGTGGCAGACCGATTAGAGATGACGGCGGAAGAAAGGATTTGCAGTATCGTTTGCGTCTATCAGTAGAAGAAAAATCTATTTTAGATCGCTTATCGACTGAATATGGGCTCAGTGAAGCCGAAATTTTGCGGCGTGGATTGCGGATGCAGAAGAATTTATTGGACGCGGTGAGCTAATTCTTGGATATCCAATTAATCAAAAATAATTTTTGGATATCCATTTATGGTCATTTTCTGCCCGGTTTCGTTTGAAATAAAAGTGGGATTGCGGTCAAAACACGATGAAAATGTGTAATTCTTGGATATCCATTTAATGATTTTTGGGGAAAATTTGGTCATTTGCCCGGTTTCTGCCCACTTTTAAAAACGGATTTGACCAGAAATGAAAGCTCGCAAACCCGCTATTTATGCGGCTTCCGAATTTTTGGATATCCATTCTGGTCACTTTCCCACTTTATTTTTCTATTAGTGTGAGTGAAAAGTTTAATAAATATATAGAAGTGGAAAATAAAAGTGGGCATTTGACCATTCTTGGATATCCAAAAAATAATTGTATTGGATTTACAGGTTGAGTATGTTACAATGTAAAGTGTCGTTACTAAAACGAGAAAAGGAGAATGAGATATGAAAAGAACATTAAAAACATTAATGATTCTGGTCATGGCAATGT